CCTTAGTACCGTAGCACCACTCTAATTAACCTACTCGTCTAACTATCTATCAATGATTACAAGTGCCATTCTTTTAATAATTTAATGGCTGATGCTTTTATTTTATTGAAAGAACTTTCATCTAACATATCTGTATAGTTAATGATTCTGTCTAATGCACGTTCTATTTCAGTGCAAAGATAAGCTGATTCTTTGTCAATCATTTCATCTTGCATTTGCTCATATGCTTTTCTACTGTCCATATTTATTTTATTACTCGTTTAAATCTTGTAACCATCCATTCACAGTTACCCATTGAGTGTCCCATATCATCTAAGTATGACACTATGTCATCATGTGAATCTATCCACACATCATATCTATATACTCTACCGTCTTCAAAATCGAGTACATACACGTATTTTCTACCTTTTTTTGTCATTATATTTATATATTTCTACTGTTTTTCTTAAAATGTTATTTTGTTTTGTTAACTCTTGTATTCTAAGGTACAAGAAATGTAATACTTCTTCTTGTGATGTTTCAAAATTATATCTCATATTATTTACGCCTCCATGCTTTATGTACTGATGCGGAAACTTCCTGCGATACTATTTGTATAGTATTACCAGTTTTATGGGTGATAATAGGTACGTATGAGTAAGTTTTAGTAGTACTACAACTAACACAATTTTTATAACCTAATTCTAAACGCACTGGGTGCACAGTGTTTCCACATCTACAATACATATTTATTTATTTTATATTATTATCTGACTTGATTCGTATTATGTTTCGATTAATCTTCGTAAGCATTAAGTTCTTGACCGAGGTTTTCCCATTGAGTATCATATAGAAACTCTTCAATAGTTTTAGTGTCATACCATTCAGAAGTAAACCATCTATCTTCCCATCTATTTAATATTTCTTGCTCACCAGTTTGCTTACCATATACAAATCCTGCACCGATAAGCACGAGAGTTACTACAACTCTACGTAGATTTTTATTTATTTTCATTATATTTAAGTATTAGTTTGAAAGTTATTATTATTTATATAATCTAAATATTTTAGATATTCTTCTTTTGTTACATATTCGTCTATCTCATCAAGATAAACCATTTCATTTATCTCCATATTTTATTGTATGCCGCTTTATGTTGTTTAGGCCAAGAAGATTTTTGCGGTAGTTTGTATCTTCTATTACCCATACCTCTACATGCACCATAGATTCTTATAGTTTCTGCATGCTGATGTGAACGAGCTTTACGCTTGTTAGCTACATATTCACATAATTCTTTCATGTTAGTTACGCTGGTAGCCATGTCAATCCTTTTAAGTTAAACCATTCTGCTTTGCCAAATTTAAATTGGTCAACACCATCTTCATCTTGACCAAGATATATTTCTTTAAAGCCAAATGAGTTAGGTAGATCACCGACATTATAAGCTCTATAAGGTATACCGTTAAGTAAACAAGTAGTTTTAGTAGTAAATTTAATTGTATTCATATTTATTATTTATTATATTATCTAGAGTTATTCGTATTAAATTTCGAATAATAGATATATTCTACCATTTTTATTTCTTCAGCGCTTAATCTATAAAATTCCTTACGCTTATTCTTTCTTGCTTTAGCAAATCTATATAAATCTTTCTTCATATTTTATTTTTATTCGCGTGCCACTTAGCAATGTTTTGTCGCCATTGCCACTCGCGCTTACGATAGTTAATATCTGTGCACCACTTAATCCAGCCACGACTTGTATCATTTGCGCCATATTTAGCTTCAAACTCTTGCGCTTGAATAAGCTTAGCTTGTATTTTATCTTTAGGGTAATCGACAAACTCCATCACTATACAGTTTCAGGAGTTGACACTTCGACTACATTTCTAACTTTTACAGGTACATTAGTTGAACTTGTGTAAGAGTTATATTTGATAAAACAAGGTAATTTTTCAAGTGTAGATTTCATAATGTTATACACTTCNTCATGATTATAAGTACATGATTTACCATTTTTGAATTCAACATTAATAGTTGTATCTTTTCCGATTAGAGATTTGCGAATTACAAATCTTTTTGAGTTAATTGTATTTGTCATAATTTAGAATTTAAGTTATTATTTATTTATTATTTATATTATTATCTAGTTGTATTAGTATTAACGTTCGAAAGTGTTAATTTGTTTACTTATTGTAAATGTCATAATGTCATTGCACATTGTGTCATNATGTCATAATGTGAATTATAATATTTATAAAAGAAATTATAAATAGTATGAATAAAAATTTAGATAAGTAATTTGATAGTTTTTCAAGTGTGTTATGCATTGTAATTATTTTTTTTTGTTACATTAATATTATCTAAGTATCATTGTATTAACTTTCGAAAAGTATAAACGTAAAAAGTTTCATGCAAAATACCTAAAAAAAGGCCAGACTGGCCAAAAAAAAGGGCTTTTACATAAAAAACGAAGGTAAAAACGGGTAGGGGGGACACTATACCTCTCTATTTGCAACAACTTTTTTAAATCCTCTTCCCCTTATGATATTATACTACGTATAATATCTAGATAGGAGTAAGGTATTATATAATAGATATACTATATTACACAGGTTTTTGTAAATTTACTCTTTTTTGTGTGAGTATATAGATTATAGACAAATAAATTTAAACAAATGGCAGACATCTCATCATATCCGATCGGAACACCTTCTTCAGGAGACATGGTACCAGGAACACAGGTTACAAAAGACTCTAGCGGTAATACGATAAATCTAACAAAAAATTTTACAGTAGATAGCATTGCTGGTTTTGCAGATGCTACTGCTGCTTATACTTCATACGTAGCTTTACTTACCCAAACTTCAGGTGCTCCAGTTGCAACGGTGGTACAAAATACTACAGGAGCAACGTTTACATGGAGTTATGTATCTGGAGGAACATACGAGGTAACAGCAAGCAGTTCAATATTTACAGCTAATAAAACATTAGTGTTTAATAACAACGGTATTGATAATGGTGGTGGTAATACTCCTCCACAATGGTCACGAACAAGTTCAACTGTAATTAGAATAACAACTGGAGGTATAGATAATGCTATTCAAAATGGTTCTTTTGAAATAAGAATATATACATAACAAATAAAATATGGCTAGAATACGTTCGTACCCGTACGATACTACTGTTACTGATAACGATGCGTGGATAGGAACGGACTCAGCAACAAGAAACACTAAACAATTTACAGCTAAAGCAGTTGCCGAATATTTAAATATAAATGGTAAAATCTCTGTTTCAGCTCAAATGGTTTACAAATTTAATCCAGACGCAGCTAATACTGGAGAGTTTACAGGTGTAGCAGATGGTACTAATTTTTCATCAATAAGTAGTTTAACAATAAATAATACTGATGCTGGTGGACAAAATGTAGTACCTTTTTTAACATACTTAGTAAATTCTGAAATATTAATCAGTGAACAAAACGGTATTAGCAACTTTGGTCACTATACCATAGATGCTTTTACATCGGGAACAACTACATCAGTTTTATCATTAAGTTATAAAGGAGGTAACGGTAGTTTAGAAAAAACTAAATATTACGACTTTGCAGCCTTTTCATTAGCCGGTGATAAAACATTTGTATTTACACAAGGTGTACCAGCATCGACATGGACTATAGTGCATAATTTAGGTAAATTTCCATCTGTATCAGTAGTAGATACTGCTGATAGCTCGGTGTTTGGAGATGTAACATATATAAACGATAATGAATTAACAGTAGCTTTTTCAGCAACATTTGCTGGTAAAGCATTTTTAAACTAACACAACAATGGCAATAGAATTTTTAAATTCGGTAGATTTTAATCAGAATCAATTAATCGCACCGGTAATAGAAAACTTAGGAACAGAACCCGGCTCACCAAGCGAAGGTCAAATGTACTATAACAATACAGGAGGTAGTACAGATATGTATTTCTGGAATGGATCAGCATTTGTATCCATGACTGGTGGTATGAGTAACTGGATATTAAGAGACGATGAAGGTTCTGCAGACGATGTAACAATAAGCAACGGAGTGTTTGTTGAATTTGCTGCAGCTACAGGAGCATTAGGAACTAATATTTCAGGTTCAGGTACTACAAGTGATCCATATAAAATGACAATTACTTCTCCAAACACAGAATATAGCGTAGCTACTGCTTCTGCTCTTGGTTTAGTAAAACTAGGTAGTGATACAGAACAAACAACAGCTGGTAATACTGTAACAAGTACAGCAAGTAGATCTTATAAAATACAGTTAAATAGTAGTAACCAGATGTTAGTAAACGTTCCATGGACAGATACTAACACAGAGTACAGTATGATGACATCGTCTGTACTAGGTCTTGGAAAATTATTTTCTGATACACAACAAGACGAAGCAGCTAACTCTGTAACTTCTACAAGTTCTAGAACATATGGTATTCAAGCTAACAGTAGTGATCAACTAGTAGTTAACGTACCTTGGACTGATACAAACACGGAATATAGTGCAGCAACTTCTTCTGTACTAGGTTTAATGAAACTGTTTTCAGACACTCAACAAGATACCGCTGCAGAGACCGTGTCAAGTACAGCTAATCGTACTTACGGTATTCAATTTAATTCTAGTGATCAAGCTGTTGTAAACGTACCGTGGTCAGATACTAATACCCAAAATACTTATGTATTAGATAAAGCAGCTGGTAGTACTGATTTAAAATTATTTAAAAACGGTTCTGGAACCGCGCAAGATACAATAACGTTTAGTGGAACAAGTAATGAAGTAACAGTAACAGGAACATCAGAAGACGCTTATGTGTTTGGTTTACCAGATGATGTTACAATAACTGGTGAATTAACAGTAGCAGGTGGAGGTCAATCAAGTTTNGCTGGTCAAGTAACAATACCAGCAACTCCAAGTGCAAATACAGATGCAGCATCAAAAGGATATGTTGATGGTTTAGTTTCTGGTGGTTTAACATTTAAAGGAACATTTAGAGCTGATAGTGGTTTAATATTATCAGGTACTAACGCAGGTTCTTACTTATATCAATTAACTGGTTCTAACTTTAATCCTTCTGCAGCTAGGGTTGCAGTAGCNGTTGGTGATTACTATGTAGTAGCAAATACTGGTGGTAATTTCTACGGTGATGGTGGTACTGGTACTTGTGCAACTACTAGCTTCTTAGATGTTGGTGATGCAGTAATAGGTGTTTCAGCNGCAGATGCTGATGCTTCCGTTTGTTCAGACTGGTCACTAGTATCTCAAGGTGTAGTTGTAAACAGTGTTACAACAACTGATGGTACTTATATTAACTTAACACCAAACTCAGCAACAACAGGCGCAGTAACAGTAACCGCAGATTTAAGTGCTGTAAATGGTACTTCTGATACAAGTACAAGATTTTTAAGTAAAGATAATACGTGGGACGTACCTTCTTATACAACTAATACAGATGAAACATACGATTTAAATGCTACGCAAGATGGTAGTAATGTAGATTTAAATCTTACGTCTACATCAGGAACTGATGATTCAGTTGTTCAGTTAACAGCTGGTTCAAACATAACATTAACAAGAAATAGTGCCACTGAAGTTACAATTGCTTCAACAGATACTGGAGCTCTTGGCGTAAGTATATTACTTAACAGTGGTTTGGCTTATGTAAGTAAAGCTGCCGCAGGTGGTTTAACAACCTTCGCAGTTAACGTAGCAAATAGTAATGTATTCGGAGCTGGTAAAACAGCGGTAAATGTTAAATGTGAAGTAATAGATGCTTCAACATCTGGAGCTACTGCTGGTCAAACAGTGTTTGCTGATGTAACAAGAGGTGTTAGCGCAGGTGGTGCAACTTATGGAACAGCCTCATTAAATATAGCTTTTGCAGGAACAGTAGCAGATTCAGCTTATAGAGTATTACTTACATACGTAGGTTAATAACAAATCAAATTAAATTAAATGGCGATAAATTTATTAAATAATTCAGAAGTCGCAGGGACACTAACTATACGCGCAGACGGAACTAGTAGCCCATCAGATAGTAATAAACTAATATTTAAAGGTATTGGTGACTTTGGTGTTGAAATAACTCGTGGTGAAATACAACTTTTAGATGATGACGTAAATCCTAATGGTTCTAATATGTCGTTTAAAGTATCAGATGACAATGGAGATTTACAAACTTATATGACTATAGATGGTTATGGTTTTGTAGGCATAAGTACAGCAACACCATCAAGGATGCTTGATGTAAATGGAGATGTTAAAGTAGGAACTACACTTCAAATAGGAAGTATTGCTAACGCTTCATCTGACACAGATAAGTTTTTAGTAAGCGATAGTGGTATTGTAAAATATAGAACAGGTGCTGAAGTTAGATCTGATATAGGTGCTGGAACAGGTAATGGCTCAGTAACTTCTGTAGCTGTAACTGTAGGAACAGGATTAGATGTATCAGGTTCTCCAATAACAGGAAGTGGCACAATCGATATTGATCTAGACTTAACAGAAATTACATTAAGTTCTGGTTTAGATTCAACATCAACAGGTTTATCATTAGACCTTAATGAACTCGGAGCAATAGATACTAGTAGTAATACTATTGAAAAATTTATAATTGTAGATGATGAAGGAGAAAACGCTAGTGCAACTCCTGCTAATTTACAAACTGTAGATGCTTTCTTTAAAAATTCACAGACAATAATAAATGCCAATTGGTCAGATGATACTAGCACAACTAGTTATATTAATATACCTTTGAATTATATAATCGACTCTACATCTAGTCAATATTATAATCATTTCGCATGTCCTACAGCTGGTACGGTAAAATATATAATGATGATGCATGTGTCAGGTACTTTTACTGGGCCTTTTACTACACAGTTAAGAGTTGTAAAAAATGGTAGCGCAGCTGCTACATCTGGTGAATTAACACCTTCTAATGCTAGTGCTGATGGTAGTTATATTGAATATTCGCCTGATGTAAGTTTTGCAAAAGGTGATAGACTTAGATTTGCTTATTCTAAAAGNGCAACAGGTCAATATTGGAGAGGAACAGTAGCCAGTATAATAATAGAATTTGAAAATAAATAATTATGGCAACTATAAATAGCAGTATAAGAGGTAAAAAATTATTTAAACAAGGTAGTTCAGGTCAAGCAGCTTCTAAGGGTGGAGATGGTGAAATAACTGTTTCTAAAGAAATATCAGACGAACTAACAGCACTAACAGATATTAGTGATTTATTTAATGATAATGGTGTTTATCAAACAAATAAGTTTTTATTAAAACAAGTAGAAGATTTAAGGCTTGATGTAGAAGAACTACACACATTTATAAAAGACGCATTTGGTAGTGATTCTACTTCTGCTGCATCACAAGGTGCAAAAGGTGATAAAGGAGATACGGGTGCTACAGGTGCTACCGGAGCAAAAGGCGACAAAGGTGATACTGGTGCGACAGGAGCAACTGGTCCACAAGGTCCAGCTGGTGCTGATGGTGCTGATGGTAGCGACGCTTCTGTAAGCGGTGCTAGTGGTAGTTTTACAGCTACAAGCGGTAAAAGCTCAGTAACAGTAACTGTATCTAATGGTTTAATAAGCCAAATAAAGTAAAATATATATAAAACCAGTAACTATAAACATATACCCGGCTCGGGTAGAGCAATAAACCAAATATAAACTTAAAACCAAAATTATGACGTTTTATTATCAGACTAGAACGTGGAATAGTCAACCACAAATTTCAGAAGAAACCATTAACCTTTGGAAACATCTTTCAGAAAAAAAGAACTGGAGAATAACCCAATTACCTAACGGTTTTTATCAAACTGAATACCAAGATCCAAATGAAGATACTTGGCACGACGTAACTCGTAGAGAAACTATTGAAGGAGCAGAGGCTGCTATTGATGGATCAGTAGAGCACTATGCTAAAAAAATAGATTTTTTAAAAGGGCCAAAAGTCGTGAAAACCTTTGAATAACAATTAAATTAAATACAATTAAATTATGTCAGACGCTATAGTCAAAAACCTTAACTTTGGTAACGAAGCTAGGGAACAAATATTTAAGGGTATAACAAAACTTACACAAGCTGTTAGCTCCACACTAGGAGCTAGCGGTAAGTGTGTTATTTTAGAAGATGCTACAGGTAAACCAATAATAACAAAAGATGGTGTTACAGTAGCTGATTCAGTAACACTGTTAGATCCTGTAGAAAACATGGGCGCTACACTTTTAAAAGAAGCTGCTCGCAAAACAGTAAAAGAAGCCGGAGACGGAACAACCACAGCTACAATACTAGCTTACAATATATTAAAAGAAGCATATAAAATATCTAATAAATCTAATTCTAGATTATTAAAAGAAGGTATAAACAAAGCTGTTAAAAAAGTAATAAAATATTTAGAATCTATTGCAATGCCTGTTAAAGGTGAAATGATAGATCAAATAGCTACTATATCTACAAACAATGATAAAGANCTTGGTAAGTTAATTGCCGATGCATTTAGAAGTGTAGATCTTACAGGTGTTGTAATGATGGAACCATCACCTATAGGTAAAACTGAAATACAGTTTGTAGAAGGAGCTCAATACGATAAAGGACTTAAAAACTCACATTTTATAACAAATAAAGAAACAAAGTCCGCTGAATTAGAAAATCCATTAGTACTGTTAATTGAATCACCAGTTGATACAATAAGACAAATCCAAACAGTGCTAGAGTACGTTATAAAAAACAATAAACCTTTGCTTATTATTGGCGACTTAGAACAAGGTGTTTTATCGGCTCTAGCTATGAATAAAATAAAAGGTAATATAAAAGTCAATGTAGTTGACGCACCGACATATGGTGTTAATAGAAAACAAATGTTTGATGATTTATCTTTATTAACAGGCGCTACTATAATAAATGAAGATTTAGGTGATGACTTAGATTTAATAAAAATAGAGTATCTTGGAACTTGTGATAAAAGTATTACAACATATAGTGAAACTATTATACAAGTAGGTGAAACATCAGAAGATGTTAAAAAAGTAATAGAAAGTATAAACAAAAAATTATTACAAAAAAATTCAGCAAACGAGGTTATTAAGTTAGAAAAAAGATTAGCCATGTTGGCTGCTAAAATTGCTATAGTAAAAATAGGCGCTAATTCTGATATTGAATTAAAAGAAAAACAAGACAGAGTTGAAGACGCTATATGTGCTACTAAAGCTGCTATAAAAGAAGGAATTGTTCCAGGTGGCGGTGTTGCTTTATTAAATGCTTCTCTTGAAATAGAATCAAAAAATGAAGGTGAAAAAGTTTTATCACAAGCAATAATGTCTCCTTATAAAACAATACTTGAAAACGCTGGATATGAAGAAATAACAATATCTGGTGAAGACGGTCATGGTATTGACGTAGTTACAGGAAATATGGTACACATGATTAATAACGGTATTATTGATCCGTTGTTAGTTACAAAAAGCGCTCTTCAAAACGCAGCTTCAGTAGCAACTACTATTTTATCAACCGATTGTGTAATTAATAATATTAGAATTAATGAAAGCAATAGGTAGAAATTTAGTAATAAAAAAAGTAAAAGAAGGAACTACTAAAACAAAAGGTGGTTTACTTCTTGCAGAAAACCAAAGAGAAGATATTAGATATGTAGAAGCTAGTGTAGTATCTGTAGGTTCAGAGGTAAATGGAGTAAATGAAGGTGATAAAATATTTTTTGATAGACATGCTGGTCATATTATAGAAATAAATAAAAATAACTATCATGTTATAAAAGCTCAAGATGTAGTTATAGTACTATGAAAATAAGCGCTGATGATATTAAGAATTTAAACTTAATGAAACATTATCGTATAATACGTAAATGGGCTTGTAAAAATAATNATTTAACTGATAGTGATTTAGAATTATTAATATATCTTGANTGNATAGATTTATTTACAATAAAAGATTTTAAAACAGGAACATATACTTATAGTTGGAATAATAGNCGCTGGAATAAANTAATACAAAATAATTGGATAGTTGTTTGGCGTAATAGAAATAGAACAACTCAAAAGTANAATATATATAAAGTTTCATTTAAAGGTAAACAACTAATAAAACGTATATATAGAATAATGTTAGGCGATGAAGATATAAATGTAGCTAGTAGAAATAAAATAGTAACTGGCACATCATATATGGACAAAGTTATGACAAAAGCTATTTATAATTTAAACAAAGACAAAACAAGATGAGCAATAGTGCAATAAAATTCGGAGCAATAGGTGCAATAGGTCAGATGTTTGGCGCTATGGGTGGTAATCCTAGTATAAACGCTTTAACAAATGCTAATGCTATGGCTGCTCAACAAGCAGCTGCTGGACAAGCTAACTTAGCAATGCAGGGCGCTGCTCAACCCACAGGTAGTGGTATGGTAGGTGATATGTCACAAATGGTAATGGATGCTAGTATGCCTACATTTGATCCATCAGCACAAATGGCTGGTATGGGTATTTTTGGTAGTAGAAACGCTAGAAGAAGAGCATTAATGGGTACTCCGTTAATGGGTCATGATGAAGCTTTAGTAGAGCGTATTGAAGCAGAAATAAAAGATATTAAAGCAAACGGTGAAGATTCAAAATTTTTAAATGAAGGCGAAGATCCACAAGATGCTGTTTATGAAAGACAGTCGCGTATAGCTCAAGAAAAGAAAAAACACAAAGAAAATGATTCAGCTGCAAAAATGAGCGCTTTACATAATGATGAAAATCCAAAAAAAGTAAAACTAGTAGGTGAATCTTTTGATACTATACAAAGTGATAAAAAAGGAGAATATACAGTAAACATGCATACTGGAGACACTCTAAGACCTAAAACTCCTACATTTAGTCCTAAAAATGTTGTTGGAAGCGGTAAAGATAGATATTTAATGGGAGGAGATTATTCAGGTACAAAAACTAGTGAAAAAAATATAAAATTAAACAATTAAAAATATTAACCATGATGCACAAAAAATATGATCCAGCAATGGAAAAATTAAAGCCAGGCACTAAAGTTGGTATAGTAGGTGAATCTCATATATGGGACGGTCCGCTAGATCAAACAGGTAGATTACACTCTCCAGGTTCAAGCTCTGGAATTACTGGTAAACAAGTTTTAAAAGAAAAGGTTATGTATGAATCAGGACCTGTTACGCTTAGATGCTGCGAGCATAAAATGAAATAATTATGTATACACAATATAATAGTCCATTTTTTAAAGCTGGAAAAGGCTGTGCTAAATCAGAAGGAGGCTCAGGTTGTATAGTAAAAAGAGGTGGTAATTTCGTAATATTAAATAATAAAAAAGGTGGTATATGGAGAGACGGTTTTGCTTCAAAAGCTGAAGCAGAAAAAGCTCTAGCTGCATACCATGCAAATAGCTAGTTATGTCGTTTTCAGAATCATTTTTTAAAAAAAATCCAATAAGAAACAACGCTTCTAATGTTACAAAGCCAGAGAAGCCTACACCACCACCACCGCCACCAATGTCGGAATCTGAAAAAAAGCGAATGCACGCTACTCAATCAGTTACTGATAAAGCTATTAGAGAACAAGATTATCCAGGACAACACGGTGTTATTATAGGTGAGGGCGCTCCTGAAATGTCACCGTTAAATGCAACAGCAGTAGGTGGATATGAAGGCGCTGCTGATACAGTTGGAGGCGCTACATATTATCCTACTTCTAGCATGTATACAGAAATGTTTAGTAAGTTAGGTAAAGATATAGCTGAAGCAATAGATGGTCCAAAACCACAAAAAGCTGATGAAGCTGTTGCTAGTGATGTAGAAATGTATACACATACAGATGGTACACAAGTACCAATGGGATCTATAGAGCATTTTCAACTTGAATCTGAAGGCGGATCAAAACGACCTACTAAATGGTTAGCATGGAAGCAAGGACAAGAGTCAGGTGAAGAACCAGCGCCAGTTGTTGAAAATGAACCACCAAAAAACGAAGATAATACAAGCACTAATTTAAGTCAAGATCCAAGAAATAATCCTGACTCAAAAATTAACACAGACGCTGTAGAAAATATAACTACCTCTATAAAAGACGGTATTAACACAAAATTATTTGAATAAAAATGGGAAAAAATTTACATAAAGGATATTACGGACAATACTCTGGAAACTCTAAGTTTTCAAAAAGACACGATGAAGACTATGATGCTAAAGAAGCTTATAATAAAAATTTAACGGCTTCAGCAAGATTACATTACTTAGAAAATCTTAGACATGATCATGATTCAGCCGCTAAGCATATTAATGAGTTTATGGATGAAAACCATCAACACAATAAAAATCATGATGAAAGACCTATGCACTCTCATAAAAACTTTAAAAAGAAAGGTGGACCAACAATGGTAGATCCAAGAGAAGATAAAGGAAGTTATGAATATGATTACGATTATGCAGCTGATAAACAAAGAGAAAGAGATGCAAAAAAAGCTGCTAAAGACGCAGCAACAAAAATGAGCGCTTTACATGTTGAAGGTGGTAAAGCTGCGCACGCTTCACTAGGTTCAATAAAAAAATATCAAGAACATATAAAGGTTCAGCAACACCATACTGATCCTAGTGCACCAAGGGGCGAACAAGATCCAACAAATCCTGACAACCCGCAGTACAGAAAGCCTAAAAAAGGACAACAAAATAAATAAATAACTAAAACTAAAATTATGCCTTACGATTCAAGTAACAAAATGAACTATGGTGGACCAAAAATGCATAAAGGTGGTCCACACATGGAGTCAGTAAAACAAGAAAGAAGTAATTTACTTCACGATAACCCAGTAGCAAAAGATGCTAGTGGAGGAAGACCATGGATAGCTAAACACTTTAAATCAACAATGGGTTCAGCTGCAAAAATGGGACATGAGTCACCTAATGAAATGGGACACGAATCACCTAATGAAATGAAATACGGTGGTCCACACATGGGACATGAAGATTCACCAGCTGAAAAAGCATTAGTTGGTAAACAAAAAAATTTACCTAAACATTTAAGAGCAGCTATTGAAGCAGCTCCTGAAATGAAATATGGTGAAGGACCAGAAATGGGACATGACTCTCCAGCAGAAGCTCATTGCATGGGACCTAGAATGGAAAAAGGAAGCGCTTTTCCTAAAGAATTTAGCGTTGAAGAAGCTAAAAAAAGAATGGAAGAGAGAAAAAGAAAAGAACAAAAAGAAAAAGAAGAGGCTAAAAAATAAAACAGTAAGAGAACTGTATAAAACTCAAGTCAAACAATAACATTAACAATAACATTAACATTAACATTATGGCAAACTTTATTAAAATTAAAGCAGTAGACATAGACGGAGGTACAACTAATGGTTCTGATATACTAATTGGTGACATCGTATATGTAGCTCAAGGAGCAGCAGATGGAACAGGTAGTGCAGACACTTGGAACGTTATGACTAGTGCTGGTAAAAGTTATACATTTACTACTACTGGAAAAGGTTTAGAATGGGCTAATCAAGCTATTTCAGCTTGTACAGCTAATCCAGGAGGAGTTGTAGCAATTGTACAAAATAGTACAGGCGTTAAAATATCTGGAATAGCAGGTGCATAACCCAAAAACATTAAACTATGAAATCTAGAGGTTTAGGAGACAGTATAGAGAAGTTTACAACAGCTTCTGGAATAAAAAAAGTAGTTGACAATGTATCAAAAGGTTTAAACATTCCCTGTGGTTGTAAAGGCCGCAGGGATGCTTTAAACAAAATGTTTCCTTATAAAAAATAATTATGGCTTTTAAATTAAATAATCCTCCATATAGAAGATTAACTCCGGTTTATCATGTAGACATGGAAGACGATGTGTTAGGAAAAGCTAATAATAATTTAACAATTATAATAAATAAAAATGTTAAACCGGAAATGTTAGACGATGTTATAGCTCATGAAGAAGTTCATATTGATCAAATGAAAAGAGGTGATTTAAATTATGATGATGAAAATGTATATTGGAAAGGTAAAGTATATCCAAGAGATAAAATGAAAGAGGGCGCTAAAAACTTGCCATGGGAAGCAGAGGCGTATAAAAAATCATGAAGAAAAAATTCAAAGACACAACAGTTGGACAACTATTATTTGGCGCTGCTTCAGTAATTAATCCTACATTAGGTAGTGTTTTACAAGGTGTAACTTCACCAAAAGAAGCAATAGAAGCAATTACAAAATCTGATGCATCTGTAGAAGATAAAGTAAAATTACAACAAATAATATTTGAACAACAAAATAAAGAAATAGAAGCTATCACTTCAAGATGGCAAGCAGACTCGATGTCTGATTCATGGATGTCGAAAAATGTACGCCCACTAGTATTAGTGTGGTGTATAATAGTTTTTTCATTTGCTGGTATTTTAGACAGCGTTGAAACTATACCGTTTCATATAAATGAATTATGGAACGACACTTTTGAGAAAGTTATGATGGCCGTAGTTCTAGCCTATTTCGGCGGACGTACGACAGAAAAAGCAAGTAATATATTTAAACAAAAATAAAAATGGCAAACTTTAAATTTAGTGACAGTTTTATGGGTAAAGCCCAAACTTGGACACCCACTGACACCATAAACACTTTACCAGCTTGGGAGTTTATGAATCAAACAGGTACATTAGGTACTTTTTTAGCTGGATCTGTTGTTTATGTGGGAACAGCAGGTAGAGTAAAAGTAATTGTAGCTGGAACAGTTGGTGCTCAAGATACAGTAGAAGCTTTAGAAGTAACAGCTGGAGGTTCTGGTTATACTGGTGCTACTGGAGTTGCTACAACAACAACTGGTGACGGAAGTGGTTTAACTGTAGATACAACAGTATCAGCTGGAGCAGTAACCGCTGTAGCAATAAATGCTGCTGGTACTGGTTATAAAATAAACGATGTAATAACTATATCTGGTGGTGGAGCTAATGCTACATTAAAAGTATTATCTGTAGAGAGTTTACCTCCAACAGCTTCTGATGGTGTAGAATTTGTAGGAGCNCAAGCAGGAGCTATCTTACCAGTATTAGTAGATTACGTTGTAGTTCCTTCTACAGGTGCAGCAACTGATTTGATAGTTGGAAGGTAAATAATATTTATATATGTAACTATATAAATATATTAGTTAAATTAAATTAAATTAAATTATGGCAAAGAAAAAAGAAAAAGTAAACAAAATTACTGACGAACAATTACAAACAGTAACACAACAACAAAGAGATCTTAATCAATCATTAAACGCTTTAGGTGTTTTAGAAATGCAAAGACAAGCTGTTATTGATGCTGTTCATAAATGTCAAAAAGATATTGAATCAACTAAAAAAGAATTACAAGATGCTTATGGTGATGTCAATATTGATTTAAAAGACGGAACATATAAGGCTATTGAAGAAAATGTCGAGTAGCATTAGAAAAATAAGCATTGGTTCTGATTATAAAAATGATGCAATGCATTACGCTGTTGGACAACAAGTTTATGGCGGACATGAAATAGCATATGTATTGTTTGAAGAAACTGATAACTCATATAACATTTATATAAGAAAAGGAAAAGAAGTATTACCATGGAAAAAATTTAATTCTAACATGGCAATATCTGTTGAATATGACTTAGAATATTAATGAAAAGTTTATATGATTTTATTGTTAAACCTATTGGTGATACGTATAAAAACGAAGTACAAGTTGGTGATAAAAAATTATTAGTAAATACTAAAATTGAATCATGGAAATTTGTAAATAGGTTAGCAAAAGTTATTGAAGTTCCAAAAGCTTTTAAAACAAAAATAAATAAAGGCGATACCGTTGTTGTGCATCAAAACGTGTTTAGAGTTTTTTATGATATGCGTGGTGAAAAAAAGAAAAGCAGATCATTTTTTAAAGATGATATGTATTTTTGTAGTATTGATCAAATATATTTATATAAAAATTCTAAAGGTTGGCACACNTTCGGTGATCGTTGCTTTATTCAACCTATAAAAAATAATAATTCTTTAACAGTAGATAAAGAACAAAAACTTGTAGGTATATTAAAATACGGTAATAGTTCATTAGAAGCGCTAGAAATAAACGAGGGAGACAAAGTTGGATATACTCCAAATGGCGAATGGGAGTTTTTAGTAGACAAAGAACGATTATACTGCATGAAATCAAATGATATTGTAATTAAATATGAGTACGAAGGAAACGAAGAAAAATATAATCCAAGCTGGTCAAGTAGCAGTTAAAGAGTTAATTAAAGTTGCTAAAGAACCTATTATAGATTATGGACCTGATATTTCCGCAGATAGACTTAAAAATGCTGCAGCAACAAAAAAGCTAGCTATATTTGATGCTTTTGAAATATTAAATCGCATTGAAGAAGAAAANAANATGNTAGAAGATAAACCTAAAGTTGAAGAAAAAAAGAAATCTAATTTTAAAGGTTTTGCTGAAGGGAGGTCTAAATAATGTACAAGCAAGAATTATATACAATATTAGAAGATTATATTACACCNAGCACTCTTAAAAAATATAATAAAAATAAGAAGTGGAAGTATGGTTATAATGAGCAACATGATATGGTTGTTATTAGTAAAGACGGTACAATAGGTGAAATATATGAAATACAAAACCTTAAAATAGCTTTACCAAAAGTAAAAAACGTTTATAAATTTAAAAATAACAAGTGGAGTAAGTTTGAATATCCTAAAGTTTTAAGTAAAATAAAAACAGTATTTGATTTTAAACAATATCCAGAAGATTTTAAAGAGAGATGGTATGACTACATTGATAATGAATTTACCCGTAGGGAGGAAGGTTTTTGGTTTTATAACAAAAGCGTTCCTACTTACATTAGTGGTACTCATTACATGTACTTGCAGTGGAGTAAAATTGACGTTGGGGCACCAGACTTTAGAGAATCAAATAGATTATTCTTTATTTTCTGGGAAGCTTGTAAGGCAGATCCACGATCCTATGGGATGTGTTACCTTAAGAATAGGAGGTCCGGGTTTTCTTTCATGGCCTCAGGAGAGGTGGTTAACTTGGCAACCATATCAAGTGACAGTAGGTATGGTATATTATCCAAGTCCGGTCCTGATGC